AAAAAATGCTTCAGCTTTCCTTGCGCCGGGAGCTTCATTTTTCTTTCCTCTTCCGCCAGAACTTCTTGGTTTGACTTGCTTTTGAAGACGTTTCGGAAGCGATCTTCCAGCTTCCTTTTCCGCAACAAATGCGTCAGTTTGTTTGTCAAGCGCACTCTTTTCCTTTTTCTCTTTGACAAATTCACGACTTAACTCAGTAGCAGTTTTCTTCTTCTTCGGCTTCGGGTCTTTCTTAGCTTCTATTGCAGCCTGTTTTAATTGTTTTTGACGTTTTTGAAAAGCAGTCTGAACTCGTTTAGAAGGTCCGTCATCTTTTTTTGATATTATTTTAGTCGGAGTCTTTGTCTGCGGCCCTTGAGGACCACCTTTAGTTCTGTGAGATTTTACTACACTTCCTAAATCCCCACGTGCCGAAACAGACTTTGCAACGTTTGGTGCGTCCGTTGTATCTTCTGTATCCGTTGCAGTGTATCCTGCTTCAGATTTAGGAGGAGTATCAATCTTTTTCTGTCGCTTTTTCCAATCGTCTTTATGGGCCATTTTTACTCACCTTAAAAGGTTTGGGTTGAGAGTAGCTTTCATCTACAACCACATTTGTTTCAGGGCCAAGAACGTTTGGACCTTTTCGTGCCGCGCCGTAGCCTTGTCCCGTAGGACGACCTACGATCTTGTCAAGCTGTTTTGAATCCGGTGTTTGTTTCATCTTCTTTAGTGAACTCCCAATTTAGTGTAAGATGTACTTGCTGCTTCGTTTTCTGTTTTAAACTGAATTTCTCCAAGAGAGTTGTAAACTTCAAACAAAGACTGTGCTGCTTCAACAAGTGTTTCTCTTACCCGATCCAGTTTCGGGTCCGGGTTTTTAAACACCGGATGAGAACACACGTGACTGTGCCAGTTTTCAATCGTAAACTCTACCCTGTCCATTACCTGATGGTATCCCATCGAACCGGGAGCATAGTTTAATTCATTATAAGGTATAACTCCGGCAAACGACAAACGCCTTTCAGGTCCACTGCCATCCTGTTCAGAAGAATGACTTATAAACTCTTTAAATTCAGAACTATTCATTTTTGTCCGTTGTGCCATTACGTCCACCTTCAATAACTTTAAAGCCAGCGATGTTAGCAAGACGTTCAATATCCTTTTGAACTGCTTCTTTATCATCGGAATCTCCCAACGAACCCATCTTTATTTTCTGTTCAGACCTGTCAACAAACATTCCAAGATGCTTTGCTACATTTTCAACGGAACGATTCGCATTAGTATAGTCTCCATTTGATAGCGCATGTTGGTATACTTCGTCAAGTCTTTGCAGAACGTGATCCGCACTCCATGCCATTCGATCAAGGGCAACTTCGCGCAGGTCGTTTATACGTTGTTCTATCTTCGGCTTTTTGAGAAGGGTAGACGCACGACGACGGGTGTCGGAATGGCTTCGTCCCGGTGCGTACCCTGCCGCCTTGTAAGCAGTTAAACTGTCACCCGTTGCGATATACTCCATGCAGAACTTCTCCTGCTTTGGAGCCATTCCAGCTATAAAGTTTCCCGGTTTGAAGTTAGGGGATTTTTCAGCACGTTCCAGCATTTCATCTTCATTATAGTTCTTTCGTGCTATTCGTGCAAGTCTAACACTTCTACGCCGTTCCGCTTCCCTTCTCATTTCAATCAGGTCTTGCCCAGCGGAACTTTTGAGACGACACAATGAAGTCTCTTTAATCAGATCATTTAGTTCTTGATTTTTTAACTTTCCGTAAAGTATGTGAGGTTTTTTGTCTTTCATTTTTTTGTATAATTGTATTTACCCTATTAGTAACAGGTTGTATCAATTGGTACAACCTGTAATTTAATAGTAAACTAATTTAACAAAAATAAACAAAAATAAGAAGTTTGTCTTTAATAGAATCAGATTGTAACAGATTTGTTACAATGTGTCAACCCCCTCTGTTTCACCTTGCCGAAAAACTTGACCTTTTTATTCTTTCCCTTTATAACACCTGTATGCTTAAAGTATTTTTTATAACCGCTCTTATTCACACTACCATGACACCGGATACGGGATGGATGCAGTGGACTCAAAGCTATGCCACACAAGAAGCTTGTCATAAAGTGATCTGGGAAGATTTCGATAAAATCCACGAAGCTATTAAAAACAACATGGGTAGAAAGTTAGTAGGTATTATGGAACTTCGATGTATGACCTACGACGAAGCGTTAAATCTTAATGCCAAATTAGGACATTGAACTGAGATGTCAAAACAAAAGGTAGCTCTTATAACAGGTGTAACAGGTCAGGACGGAGCTTATCTTTCTGAATTGTTATTGAATACACAATATAAAGTATACGGATTGGTTAGAAGATCCAGTACTCCCAATCGAGACAACATAAGTCATTTCATAGACCACGCTAATTTCATTCCGTTCTACGGAGATCTGTCGGATACCAACAGTCTTCTCAGTATGCTTCGTGACACACAACCTGACGAGATCTATAACTTGGGGGCGCAGTCTGACGTTGGTATAAGTTTTAACATTCCGGTGAGTACAGGTGACATCAACGCTCTTGGCACCATGAGGATCATTGATTGTGTCCGTACTCTTAATCTCGATCTCGACACAAAGATATATCAAGCCAGTACAAGTGAACTGTTCGGAAAGGTACAGGAAACACCACAAACAGAAACAACTCCTTTTCACCCTCGTAGTCCGTATGGTGTAAGTAAGCTATACGCTTATTGGGCAGTTAAAAACTATCGGGAATCTTACGGTATGTTCGGATGTAACGGTATCCTGTTTAACCACGAAAGTCCGTTGCGGGGAGAGAACTTTGTTACACGTAAGATAACTAAAGCTGTTGCACAAATGTACATACAAAAACGTAAAGATCCTATTGAACTTGGAAACATGGAGGCTAAACGGGATTGGGGTCATGCAAAGGATTACGTCAAAGGCATGTGGCAAATGATGCAGCAAAACGAATCTGACGACTACATTCTTGCTACAGGAGAAACACATTCAATTCGTGAACTTGTAGAAACAGCATTCAAATATATAGGAGAAACTGTTCTGTGGGGAGGTACGAAAAAAAATGAAGAAGGTTACAGCAGTAGAGGAGATCTTATTGTAAAGGTTAACCCCGACTTTTACCGCCCAGCCGAAGTAGATATTTTATGTGGAGATCCGTCAAAGGCAGAGAAGAAGTTTGGGTGGGAAAGATTACACACGTTTGAAAATCTTATTTCAGAAATGGTTGAAGAAGACATTAATGCTTTATCTAAGAACAAGTAGTGTAAAATTCCAAAATTTTCAAATTTAAGACAGTCTCCATTTACCTATATATGACGCGAGGCCGTTTTTTTTCCCCCCCGGTAACGGATTAAAGTCCCCATACAACGGACAAAAAAAGGGGAGCCAGATTTCTCTAGCTCCCATAGTATTAGTCCCACTTCAGTATGTTATTGTAGGCTCGCATTACCTTGTCGTCCTCCTCAAGTGATGCCTCCACTTGGCCGTCACCATACTTGTTGACTGCGTTCTCTACCTCATCATCAACAAGTTTCTTTACTGCTTCCTTTGTAGTCTTAGCGTTGGATGTATACTGACGATACATGTCGTCTCCTTCTTGTGTACCAGTATCGTACAATGCACAGTTCTCTGCACGTATGCTGTCAGCCTCGGCTCTTTCTGATATCCATTTGGATACCAGTATAAAAGCTTCGTTCCAATTGTTAGCACCGGAAAAGATCTTAACTCTATCCGTATCGTCAAGAGTTTCAATCCAGTTATCCCATCCATTGGCATAATGGACATTGGCCCAACTATACAATTTGTCTAACGTTTCTTGCGTGTTCATTTTAATAACTCCTTTAATTGGTGTGAACTAAAAGCCATGTGAGTATCACAATGGCACTGAAGAATACTGTGTAGTCAAATAGCGTTCGCATATTCCATTACTTCCTTTCTAATGGCACGTTTCGTTAACTGTCTTTCCTTGTGAGCTACTTTTCTTTTATTGCGTCTATCCCAAGCTCTCGATGTGCTGCTTACTCTTTCTCTTGTGTATCGATTTTGCATTGCCTTGTTCTCCTTGTTTTTGCGTTTCGATGAGGTAAGTATATATGTCAAAACTTTCTTGTCTATAACTTCTCCAAATCTATTGCGTCTTTTCATCATTGCATTGTTTGCTGTGGTGTGGTAAAGAGAGGGAGATTTGATTGAATGTTCGAGTGGCTTAAAATGGGCTATGTAGCCGACGCGAGGTTAAAAAAAAAGAAAAAATAACGCGAGGCTTTCGCCCCGCGCTCTCCATAGTGACTGGGAAGGGAAACCGGCCACCTGCGATCGCTCAGTGGCCGGAGGGTGCAATCACTAAGCCCTAAAGCTTGGCGATTACGTTAAGGTTAAGTGACACCTGACCCAAGCCCTTGACTAACGTCGAAGCGAAACCGTTAGTGGAGGCTACCACTTTCGATTTGCCTGACTTAGACACTGGCAGAGTGTTCACGTCGGTGCCATTGACACCAATCGTAATCACTAGGCTGTCACCCTTTAAAGTAATGTCTTCTAACATCACAATCTCCTTAAAGAGTAGGTTGCCACTTGGCGTTTGTCGCTGTGGAATGACCCCATTATATATGTGTCGGTGGAGTTGTCTATAACTTTCCAAAATTAGTTTGGTTTCTTTTCTTTTCGTTCTTTTCGTTTTGCCCAGTTACTTTTCTGTTTTCCATTTCTTTTCCATTTCTTTTCCACGCAAAGGAAACCGACGTGAATATATAAGGTGGGTTATGTAGCCGACGCGGATTTAAAAAAGGAAAAAAAAAGAACGGGGCCGAAGCCCCGATATAGTGTGTGGTCTACGTGTTGAATTGGTGGGGAAACACGATGTCTGATTTATCGTTGAAGCGTATCATTACTGGTGTTTCGTACACTTCACTGTCGTGTTTGTTGATAGGTTTACCATCCCACCTGTTAGAGATATCCGCCACTAGGAAGTCAACGTTGGCATCCCAAGCTTTCATGGCATCTAGTGCGGTAGGATAATCCTTACCATAGGAAGGTATCACTGTGGTTGTTTGTTTCACTGTACTAACTCCTTGTTGTTTAAGATGTCACTATATTACTCTATACAAATCGTTTGTCTATAACTTCCCAAATTAATTCAAATCCTTCCCATGTCTGATTCCCTTCCGTATCCTTTCCGTGTCTGACTCTGTTCCCTTTCCTTTCACGCACAAGAAACCGACGTGATTATGATCTAAGATCTGAGCCGACGCGGCTCCATACTCGCATATTTGTTCCATGTCTGAGGTGGCCTGAAGTGGGCTGTTGCATATTTGGCACAGTAATTTCTTTTATTTTCGTGTTTGTTTCATGTTTGTTCCGTGTCTGTTCCCTGTATGTCTAATCAAACAAACCGGAGAAGTGTGACATTTATAGCACAACTCTCTGAAAACAAACAGATATTAGTAGGAAATCCCCCAAACTAGAACCAGTTTAGGGTTCAGTTATGTAAAATTCTGTTTCCTGTCCGTGAGCCAGTAAACAGTGTAATTTCCGTGCAAAATCAAAGCAAAACCCGTTCTATCCACTATAGATGTCTGTTTGTCGTCCTATCTTTTCCCTTTTGGCTCAGAGGGCTGTGCCATTTTTGCAACACTGCAAAATTAATTTCATTCCGCCGAAACGATTTTACTTGACAGCCGCCGCGCCGTCGGTTTACGCTGTGGGCATCGTTAATTTTTCATATCTTTAGAAGGAGAAGTCTAAATGGTTTATGAAGACAAAGACGGATGGATTGAAGTCAGGCATTTACAAGCCCTTGACATGTTCAAACGCAAACCCACTGCCAAAGATGTCTACATGAGACATGAGTATGACCGTCCAACAAAGACTTACACTTGTTGCAAGTTCTACGATGTCAACTTTGAGATCTACCTCAAACCCAGTAAAAAGGTCTTTGTGGCCTTTGAATTTTAAATCTCAACTTTAGCTTGAAGGAGCAAAATAACAATGGTTGAAATACTTTGGTTAGTTAGTCTTGAAATACCAGATCAGGTTAATGAAAAAATGATCTGTAAATCCATAACAGAAGTCTTTGACATGCTGTCTGAGCATAATGAAGCTGACGCTACAGAGTGGTCACGGTTAACTTTTCAGAACAAACTCAGTCACAAATGGATGGATAAAAGTACGGTTGAACCTATCACTTATTACAAAAAGGGAGGAAAATAATCACTATGACACATCTTGAAGACGCTAAGTTATATCTCAGAGGTCTTGAAGCCACACGTTCAAAAATCGTTTATTGGAAGGGAGACGTACGAAGTAAACCTCGGACTAACATACCTCTGTTGGTAAAGGAAATAGGCCGTATAAAAGACATTGTACTTAACATGGAAGGAGGTAAAACACCATGAGTAAACAGGAAACAGAAGAGTATATTGATGGCATCATTAAAGAGTGTAATGGTGCTAATAGGAAACTGGATAGAATAGAAGCTATCTGTAGTAAGTTAAATTTCTCTCCATTTGGTCATCGTAAGTCATTAAAACAAGCTTATGATTATACCACAATGTTAGCAGAAAGGTCTGGAAAGGATGGTATAACACTTTTCACTGCTGTTGGTGTAATGGTAAATACAATACGACTTGAACTAGAGAAAGCTGTGCAGGAGGACTCTGTGGATGATAAAACTTCAGAATAATGACAGACGAAGCATGACACACCGTGTTATCTACGAAAAAGTACCTAACGGAAAAGGATCGTTATGGTTTGTAGATAACTATTTCTTTAAAAGTCTGACTGCGGCTAAGAAATACATGAGGCATGAAGATCTTAATGACAGCTTTTTCTTTGACGGTTACCTTCCGTTTAATACGGATATTGTTAAAAATCCAAAGAATATTGATCGTTCTGTCTGGTTTCCGGTAAGGAAAAAGGATGGGACTTGGTACAAGGATATCCACAGAAAGAAAGGAGAAACAAAATGAGAACATACAAAACCCATCATTCAGTAAGGAGACTATTTGACCGTGCTGTACGTCATGGGATCATTCCAAAACAAGACGTAGGTCTGTATATGTATATGTATTCGGATGACCTTTTTGACTTTTTCAAACATAGATATAACCGTTCTTATGTGAAGAATTACAGGTCACAAAGAGGGTCAGATAGATGAGTGTCCTTCCTAAAACTGTTACGGAAATGACCTTGAAAGAGGCCAAATCTATCATTGGTTCGTTAGGAAATGCTGATAAAATGCCGTGTAAGACTTACGGTTTACCAGCTTGTGAAGCCAAATGGGTTCCTCTTTACTGTAAGATGTTAGGCTTTAAACTTCCTTTGAATTTTGGGTGTGCTGTTGGTCAAAAACTGGCTAAAAACCCTGAATCACCTTGCCACGTTTGTTATGCAGATGAAAGGGGAAACTACAGTTACGACTCTTGTAAACACGGTCAGGTAAAGAGACTTGTTGGTGTATTTCATCCTCATTGGAAACATGCAATGGCCCGTATGATCTCGCACTACACTAACCCTTCTGAACCTTATTTCAGGTGGCTTGACAGTGGTGACGTTCTTAACAGAAAGATGTTAATGGACATCATTTGGATAGCACACATCCTTCCTTGGATCACATTCTGGCTACCTACGCAAGAAATAAAAATGGTCAGAGACATAACGGCAAATCATTTTCTTGACTTTGAAATACCCAAAAACTTAACAATCAGGATAAGCAGTCCCGTTAAAAACAAACACAAATTGAACTTAAAAGGTCTGCCTAAATCTATTTGTTCAAGCAGTGTTTCATCTAACGGCAAGTATAACTGTCCTTCTGATCAGTATGATAATACTTGTGGCCCTTGTCGTCTATGTTGGGATGTTAAGCACAAACACACAATTTATAAGGAGCATTGATTGATATGGATGAACAGTTGAAAAGCCTTATTAGTTTCTACGACATGTTTAATAAGATGTTGGAAACTAAACAGAAATCTTTTAATTTCAAAAGTCATTCTGAAGTCCCAGAACTGCTTGTAAAGGAAGTTGAAGGGATAGCAGATCAGCCTTTTAATGAGTTAAAAATAGAGGTTATTAATGACTTTTTAAACGAAAGGGAGAAGCATTTTGACACCAATAGTCGTTTCTGATCACTTTAGACAGAGGTTAGTTGAGCGTTACCCACATGTTAAAAGGGAACACGAACCTCTTAGATTTGAAAAGGTTATTTTTAACCTTTCCCACCGTATCGGTATGGTAAGATTAGACCTTTCTGGACGCAAGAAAGGCCACCAATTTTACTATTCAAAATTTCAATTGATACGGTCAAGCGGATCTGTTAGAGTTTACAGAATTTTATCTGTTGTAGATGAAAAAACTAACAGATTCGTAACAGCAGTCCCGATAACAGAGTACAAAAGACTGTTAAATCAGAACCTAGCAACTTTAAAAGGAGATTTATAAAATGCTAGACATGCCTACAACTACTCTTGGTACAGTTCCACATGATTCGGACTTGTATTTTGAAACTGAATTACGTCCTCTTTACTCTGGTGTGTATAAGTACGGAGAACGTGAATATCATAGAGCCGGAAAATCTGTTGGTGTTTTTCGTACTGACACTGATCAGTATTTAGGACATCATAAAGAAAACTCTTACACTCTTGTTGACAATAAAACATTTTTTGGTGGGATAGAAAACGCACTTTTTCATAAATTTGGAGATATTCCTATCAAAAGAAAAGACTTAACTTCTTTTAACGGTGCGAGATGTACTAGAGAGTGGATATTTCCTACTCTTACGACGGAACTGAAGGCAGGTACTTCTGTTTCAACAATAAACTTTCGGTCTATTGGTCGTAACTGTTTTGATGGTAGCA